AAGTGTTACTTTCTATGATTGTTTCCCAACAACCTTAGAAACTCTTACTTTTGCATCGACTAATGTTGATGTGTCTTATTTGATTGGTAGTGCAACATTTAAATTCGGTCACTATAAATTTGCATAATTAATTTGACTTTTTTGCGAATTCGTAGTATAATGTTATTTTGAGGTCGTTATGAATATAGAACAATTGCAGGATATGTGGGATGTTGATTGCCAGATAGATAATAATTATCTCGGTGAAACAACCACAGCTACTCCTAAACTTCACGCTAAGTATTTAAAACTACTTGTCAATGTCAAACTTAAACATACTAAGTTAAGTTCTGACGCAAATATTCTCCGTAAAAATAAATTTCGTTTATATCGTGGAGAACTATCACGTGATGAATTAACCAATCTTGGTTGGGAACAGTGGCAAGGTGTTAAGCCATTAAAGAATGAAATGGATGAATTTCTTTTTGGCGATACCGAATTAAATACTTTAAAAATAAAAATTGATTATCTTGAAACAATGATTTATTTTCTTGAGTCAGTTCTTGGACAAATTAAAGCAAGAGACTGGCAAATTAAAACTGCTGTTGAATGGAAGAAATTCCTCGCTGGGATGTAATGATAAAGATTGAGAAACTTGATGAAGTCTTTGTTCGTGTGTTTTCTGATCCAAGCATCGAGCAAGAATTAGGCGACTTCTTCACCTATGAATATCCAGGTGCTAGATTTACACCTCAATTTAGAGCAAGACTCTGGGATGGTAAGGTACGTTTATATGACGTAGTTCGTAAAACACTTTATATCGGCTTGCTTGATTATGTAAAAGATTTTGCTGAAAGGAACCAGTATGAATTACAATATGTTAAACCAGATGACTTCGTACAAAATAATATCGTTTACGGTGACATTGAGCGATGGGTCAAAACACTCAATCCTCAGTCCAAAAATGAAGCAATCACAGTACGTGACTACCAATGCGACGCAATCCATAAAGCAATCAATTCTGAAAGAGTATTACTCTTATCACCAACTGCCTCAGGCAAATCTCTAATCATCTACTCAATCCTTAGATGGCATTTAGAAAATAATCGTAAATCAATTATTATTGTTCCAACAACTTCTTTAGTTGAACAGCTATATACTGACTTCGAAGATTACTCTAGTGTTAATGGTTGGGATACACAAGTACACTGTCAAAAGTTGTATAGTGGGTTTACTAAAGACTTTACCAAAGATGTTTTAATTACAACTTGGCAGTCAGTATATTTGCAACCTAAATCTTGGTTTAAACAATTCAATGTAGTATTCGGTGATGAGGCTCATCAATTTAAAGCCAAATCTCTTACTACTATTATGGAAAAAATGGATACGATTAAATATCGTATCGGGACTACAGGAACTCTTGATAATAAAAAAGTTCACAAATTAGTTTTAGAAGGTGTGTTCGGTCCAGTTCATAGGGTTACTACTACTAAGAAATTAATGGATAGTGGAAAACTCGCTGACCTAAATATCATGTGTGTGTTACTAAAGTATAATGAAGAGATTCGTAAAGGGCGAAAAAATAATACGTACCAAGAAGAAATGGATTGGATTGTTTCTTGTGAACCAAGGAATAAATTTATCCGAAACTTGGCAGTAAATTCTAAAGGTAATACGCTCGTTCTTTTTCAATACGTTGAAAAGCATGGCAAAGTCCTATACGAACTTATTAAAAATAAAGTACACGATAAAAGAAAAGTATTTTTTGTTTATGGTGGAACTGAAACTACTGATCGAGAAGCAATTCGTCATATAACTGAAGGAGAAAGCGATGCCATTATCATTGCTTCTTTTGGTACTTTTAGTACTGGAATTAATATTCCATCACTGGAAAATGTAATCTTTGCGTCGCCATCTAAATCTAAGATTCGTAACCTGCAATCAATTGGTCGTGGTTTACGTTTAAAAGATGGCAAAACTACTTGTAACTTATTTGATCTTGCCGATGATTTACATTGGAAGTCTTGGAAGAATCATACTTTAAATCATGCGGCAGAGCGTTATAAAACTTACGCTGAAGAAGAGTTTAAAGTTAAACTAGTCGAGGTAGATCTATGCTAACTGGTAACGAATGTTTTGTGGTAATGAAACTTACTACAGGCGAACAAATTATGGGTGTATTAGAGCAAGAAGATGCAACCCATTTTCAATTATTATCTCCAATGATTATCAGAACCTTTCCTATCCCAAATGAGGGGAGAGAGCATATCAGCGCACATCCATATTGCCAATTCACAAACGATAATGTTTTTGACATTGAGAAGAAAAATGTAATATACATTAAACCTCTTAAAGAGATTATGATACCGCATTATAAAAGAATCGTCCTGCAACATGAAACAGAAGGGGAGATCGAACATCGTCAAGTAGAAAAGATAACTCCAGAAGAAGCAAGAAAACGTATTAAGATGCTTGCTAGTGTTTTTGGAGACGAACTAGAAGAAGTTCTAGGAGAAGATCCTACAGGTTATTTCGTAGAAGGAAACGAAACTAAACATTAACTCATATCAAACCCGACATGGTTATTATACCCACTGTTGGCACACAAGGCAAATCTAATTGACTGCAAGATGCATGATCAAAGAAGTTTGCCTTTTTTCAATAGATAGGGTATACTTACTGTATGTTGATAATTATAGGAAACAGAAAATGCTATGGCTCATTACGTAAACAATAAAGACTTTCTCGCAGCAGTTGTTGAGATGAAAGAAAAAGTAAAATTTGCTGAAGAGAATGGTTTACCAAAGCCAATCATTAGTAACTATATTGGCGAATGCATTTTAAAGATTGCCACACACCTTTCTTATAAACCAAATTTTATTGGGTATTCGTATCGAGATGATATGATTCTTGATGGGATTGAAAACTGTATTCAGTATATAGATAACTTTGATCCTTCTAAGTCAAGTAACCCATTTGCATATTTTACACAAATTATTTACTACGCATTTTTACGTAGGATAGCCAAAGAAAAGAAACAATCGTATATTAAAGGTAAGTTGATTCAACAGATGCCTTTTGAAGCATTTGAATTACAAGACCAAGATGATGGTGGAGAATTTCATAATGCATACGTTGATTTTATGCAGCAGAATAATACCTTCGATGATTTCATTGGTAGGAAAAAAGAAAAAGCTGCAAAGAAAAAGTTAGAAAACACATTGAAAGCATTTATTGATGACGAGGAACATATAGATGGGAACATCGACACGGTCAATACAGAATTGGATAGCGGAATTGAGCAAGGGAGCTCAAGTGAGCCATCGGAAGTTTCCTCCGATTCGCATAAGGAAGAATCGAGTAAATAAAAGAACTCTCAAGAAATACGCTTGGGATGCAAATGATAATCAATTTCCATTGAATAAAATTATGAACGAAAATACAAACGAAAAAATCTTTCTCGGTGTTAGTGATTTTGATGATCTAATTACTTCAGAGATCCTGAAGCGTCGTGTTGAAGCAGGTCAAAGAACCATTCATCGTGAGACCAGCGTTCTTTGCAATAGAGAGCAATGGGCAGAATGGGCTGAGGAAATGTTTAAAGAAGATCTTCATGTCCAAGGTAATTCTTCCAATGGTCTTATCATTGAACGTGATACAAATAACTATATCCGATTTGATGTGAATAGTAATACTGTTTCTGTTCGTGCTTATGGCGATGCAGTTTTTGCTGATGCTATTGTTGCCACAGTTGAGTCTAACTTTGATATTGTAACATCACATATCGAATGGGTTTATGGTAGCGACGGCAACTCTGTTAATGTTCCATTAAATCGTGATCGTTTACCTGTTGAAGAAATGTACCCTTTCCTTAAAGGTGAATCACTTGGTGATTACTATGAACGCTACATGGCGTCATCAGCAAATATTCTATTGTTGATCGGTCCACCTGGAACTGGTAAAACTACATTCATTCGTGGATTACTTGCACATACAAACTCATCAGCCATTGTTTCATATGATTCTCAGATTCTTGAGAAAGATGGTTTCTTTGCTCGTTTTATTGAGAGTGATGACAACGTAATGGTTCTTGAAGACAGCGATGCATTTTTAAAATCCCGCACTGATGGAAATACAATGATGCATCGTTTCCTTAATGTGGGTGATGGTCTTGTTACAACTAAAGGTAAGAAAATGATTTTCTCTACCAACTTACCATCTATTCGTGATGTTGATCCAGCATTGGTTCGTCCAGGTCGTTGTTTCGATATTCTTACATTCGAACCACTCAATCAAGAACAAGCAAATGTTCTTGCTATGAAACTTGGTGCCGAAATTGGCGAGCAAAAAGAATGGTCTGTTGCAGAAGTATTTAATAAGCAACATCATAAACCTAAAGAACGAAAGGTAGGGTTCATGTAATGTATATGGTACGCTATAATTATCCCGCAAAAAACTTGTCACAACCAATGGTTGCTTATAAAGTTTTTAAAACACTAGAGAAAGCAATTGAGTTTTCTAAGACAGTTGATCTAATTGAAATCAAAGAAGTATCTCACGAATGAAGGTAGCAATTATTACAGACCAGCATTTCGGTGCTAGGAATGATAGCGTTGCATTTTTAGATTTCTTTCAAAAATTCTATGATAATACTTTCTTTCCTACTATCGATGCAGCTGGTATTGATACTGTTCTTGTTCTTGGTGATACATTTGATAGACGGAAATATGTCAACTTCTATGCTCTCGACCGAGCCAAAAAAATGTTCTTTGATAAATTGGAAAGTCGAGGCATTACTGTTTATATGCTTGCTGGCAATCATGACACTTATTATAAAAATACTAATGAAGTAAACTCTCCTGATTTGTTATTGACTGAGTATAATAACATTGAAGTTATTGCTGAACCAAAAACTATTAACGTAAATGGTTTTGAGGTTTGTATGTTACCTTGGATTTGTCCTGAAAACTATCAACAAAGTATTGATGAGATAAAGAATACCACTTCTACATTATGCATGGGGCATCTTGAGATTGCTGGGTTCGCTATGTATAGAGGAATGGAATCCCATGAAGGATTTTCTGCAGAAACTTTCAGCAAATTTGATTTGGTCTTTAGTGGTCATTATCATCATCGTAGCAACGACCGCAATATTCACTATCTGGGAAATCCGTACGAACTTACTTGGCAGGATTATAACGATCCCAGAGGATTCCACTTGTTCGACTTCTCTAACAGACAACTCGACTTCATTGAGAATCCTTATCGAATGTTCGAAAGACTTGAATACACCGACAAAGAAGTTGAGCCGATCGACCTTGACCAGTTAGAGTTAAATGAGAAATATGTAAAATTAATTGTTTTGGAAAAAACTGACTTTTATAAATTTGACAAATTCATTCAGAAGTTGTATAATAAAGGTTGCCACGAAATTAAAATTGTGGAAGACTTTTCTGAATTTGAAGCAGGTGAAATCAATGAAGAGATTAACTTAGAAGATACAGTTTCTGTTCTCTCTAATTATATTGAATCAATTGAAACCGATGTTGATAAAGAAAAAGTTAAGTCATATATGCGTGGCTTATATACTGAGGCGATTAACATAGAGGTGGTCTGATGGAAACCAAAAAGTATGAAAGAGATGTCACATTCGCTTGTGACAGACTAACCCTCTGGGAAGGTTTATTGCTAAAAAGTATTGTCGAAGCGGTAAACAAAGGTAAGAAAATTATTATTGAATCTGATGAAGATTTTGAGAAGAGAATTGAACATGCAACAAACTGAGATTCAATTCTTCTGGCCACTGATTGAGCAAGTTCCTTTAGATTTAGATTATAGGGATTGTGATAAACCAAAGTTGTGGACAACACTACCACTTATTGGTGGTACTGGTGTGACATTAATGTCTACTGGTGGTAATGTTACTTGGTCAACTAGATTAGGTAATTGGGAACTCCCCAATGAAACAAAACAACCAAGCAAATTTCAAAAGTTTATGATGAAGTATTTCTTGGGTTGGAAATGGATTTGATAATAATCTTCTTCCAGAAGAAGTTGCTCGTAAAGAAAATTTACAAATGCTTCCATGGAAAGAAAATATCAGTAAAGGTAAATAATCTGTGATAATCTTTCGCTCGGTTTCTTGGAAGAATTTTCTTTCAACTGGCAACTCACCTAATAAGGTTCTCTTAAATAAATCGCAAACTACTCTTATCATTGGTAAGAATGGTGAAGGTAAAAGCACAATCTTAGATGCATTGTGCTTTTCATTGTTTGGTAAACCCTTTCGTAATGTTAACAAAGGTCAGCTGATCAACTCTATTAATGGTAAGAACTGTTTAGTTGAAGTTGAGTTTGATATTAATGGTAAAGAATATAAAATCATTCGTGGTATTAAACCAAATGTCTTTGAGATTTGGACTGATGGTGAACTCCTCAATCAAGATGCTGCTTCTCGTGACTATCAAAAAATCCTTGAACAACAAATTCTCCGCTTAAATTATAAAACATTTACTCAGGTAGTTATCCTTGGTTCTGCATCATTCGTTCCATTTATGCAGTTATCTTCATCACAGCGTAGAGAAGTTATTGAAGATATTTTAGATATTAGAATTTTCTCTACTATGAATTCGTTATTGAAACAAAAAGCGCAGGAAACTAAAGATGATATTATCCGTACAGAAAATGAGATCAAGAGTGCGAAAGATAAAGTCGAGTCACAGCAAACAATTATTAAAACCATCTCTGAAGCCAAAACGGAAAGCATTAACGCAATCCAAACAAAAATTACTTCTAGCCTGTCTGAGATTTCTGCGACGGAGGGTGAGATCGATAGCATCTTGGCGCAGATCGAAACTCTTAAAAACAGCATCTCAAATAAAGAAGCAATATCTGATGACATTGAAAAGGCAAAATCCTTTAAATCAAAGTTACTTCAAAAAATTGAAACTTGTGAACACCACACAGAATTCTTTGGTGAGCATGATGTTTGTCCATCGTGTGACCAGAATATCCCAGAGGAATATAAATCGAAAATTATCGAAGACCTTAATTCGAAATTGTTGGAGCAAAATGGAAAAGTCAGCGAACTCGAAACAGTCCTCTCCAATCTTAATGAAAAATTATCTGAGATTACTAAAGTACAATCGCAAATTACCGATAGAAATATTGAACTATCTACAAGAAACTCAACAGTCACTTTACTCAATAAACAAATTAAAGAAATGCAAGCTGAAGTCGAAAGCGCAAAAACTGATACGGCAAATATCGATGAAGAGAAAACTAAGTTAAAAGAACTCGCTACAGATGCTCTTGCTAAGATCGGAAAAAAGAATCAACTTCAAGAGCATCGTAATATCGAAGAAGTTGCGAGTGTCCTACTAAAAGATACTGGTATTAAGACTGCTATTATTCGTGAGTATTTACCTGCCATGAACAAACTTATTAACAAGTACCTTAATGCTATGGATGCATATATCCACTTTGAATTAGATGAAGCATTTAACGAGCATGTGAAATCTCGTTTTCGTGATGAGTTTACTTACGCAAGTTTCTCTGAGGGTGAGAAGATGCGTATTGACCTTGCGATTTTATTTACTTGGCGTTCCATTGCTAAGATGAAGAACTCAGTTAACACTAACCTTCTTCTACTTGATGAGATTTTTGATTCAAGTTTAGATACTGCAGGTACTGATTATTTTCTAACACTAATGAATACGCTCGGAGAAAATTCAAATATCTTTGTTATTAGTCATAAGTCCGATGCTCTATTTGACAAGTTTAGATCTGTGATCAAGTTTGAGAAACGAAACGACTTTTCAATCATTGCCCAGACTCCGTGATCCTTTAGCTCCACCAGTTCGTCCAACCTTCCATTCAGATGGAATCTCATCCCTACATTTCTAAGGGGAATGGGTTTACTTTAATTATTCTAAGTAGTATAATTATCCTTTTACAGGAGAAACCTATGTTTGAAGTCACTCTTAACGACGGTAATACTTTCGTTTTCCAAAAATTTTCTGAAATAGAAGAATTTTTTAGCGAGGTCGTTTTAGGCGAAGGGGCGGACGACGCTAAAATTTCTATAAAAATGGCGGATATAGAAGATTACCTTTAAAAGTTGGGGGTTAAAATCCCCTTCTAAATCAATAACTTACGTTTGCAATCAAATATCGCTTTACTTTCATTGCGTCTTGACGTATAATAGTTGTATAAATGATGAAAAGGTGATAAATATGTGGAATGAATTTAATGATTTTGAACTAGCCCAGCTGGCTGGTCAATATGGTCTAGAAGACTCATTAGTTTTCTCAGGCGACCTTTCCTTAGCAAATCGTGCTGAAGTTGAGTCGTTGTTGACTTTAGCAGAACACGATATGGCGTTTGGAGAATAATATGGATATCAAAGCATCAGATCTTTCCGCACGTCTACTTGCTACTGAAAATCTTTCAGTGCAACGTGCTAGAACTCGCACTGCATCATTCGATGTAAAATCCCGTGTACTAACACTACCTCTCTGGAAAGATATGACTCCCGAGATTGAGGACATGCTTGTTGGTCACGAAGTTGGTCATGCATTATATACCACCGATGACTACTTTGTTCCTATTCAAGAGAACAAAAAAATCATGACTTACCTCAATGTACTTGAAGATGTGCGTATTGAGAAAATGATCAAACGTAAATATCCAGGTCTACGTAAACGTATGAACGAAGGATATAAACAACTCAATGAACGTGATTTCTTTGGTGTTAAACAAGTTCAGAACTTCAACGATATGTTGTTGATTGATAAAATCAACTTATACTTCAAAGCAGGATTTTCCTGTGGCGTTACCTTTGATGCTGATGAAAAACCATTAGTGAATCGTGCTGAACGCACCGAGACTGTTCAAGAAGTTATAGACCTCGCTCAAGAAGTTTGGGATTACTCTAAACAAAAATTAGAGAAAAAGAAAAAACAGATGTTTGAGCAAAATCCAGAAGATCTCGAGCCAACTGAAGACGAAGATGCTATGGGTGAGTTTGACGATTCAGATCTAGACTACGATGATTTTGAAGAATCTGAAGATCAGGATGACGCAGATCTTAAACCTTCTAAACAAAAATCTGCATCAAACGAACAACGTGAAGAAGATAAACCTGAAGAAACCACTTCTGATGTTGGTGACCAAGAGCTTGAGTCAAAGACTGAGAAAGCATTCGCTGAGAAATTAGAAGATCTTGCAGATGAAAGCAATGAATATATTTATCATGAATTTGATACTGAGTATTTCTCTGATCCAGTAATCGGTTATAAACAGGTACTCAATGAAACTAAACAGTACTGGTTGCAGGATGATAATGCAGCCGAGAATGCTAGAATCATTGCTGAAGAAACTGGTTCATATGACAAGTTTAAAAGCGAGACTACTCGTGCTGTAAACTATCTTGTAAAAGAGTTTGAGATGCGCAAATCTGCCGCACTATACAAACGTGCTCAGGTAGCAAAATCAGGTTCTCTGGATATGAAACGTATCTGGTCATATAACCTGAGTGATGATATATTCAAACGTGTTACTATTCTTCCTCAGGGTAAGAACCATGGTATGGTTTTCTTGCTTGACTGGTCTGGTTCTATGGATGGTGTTCTTGAGGACACATTGAAACAAGTTATTAACTTGGCTATGTTCTGCGCTCGAATTAATATTCCTTACCGTGTTCTTGCTTTTACTTCTCAGTATAATGATCGTAAATATCCTTCTGAAGAACAACGAATTAAGAATCGTAACTGGCAGATTAATAAGAATGCACGTCAAGAAGGTAAGAATATCTTGGCTAATGCTAGTGGTAATTTTAATCTTCTTGAGTTGTTCTCTAGCAAAATGAGTACTAGTGAGTTTCACTCTATGGCTAAACGTGTATTGAATCGTCGCTTTCAATGGAATGAAGGTTTCTCTACTGGTGGAACTCCATTGAATGAAGCATTAGTTTGGATCTATCTAAATATCGACAAATATATCAAACAAAATTCTATTGAGAAAACTACTTTGATTACTTTGACTGATGGTGCAGGTGGACCATTATATTCTTCTCGTGGTCTTGATGATCAGAAATATGAATATGGTGCTGACGACCTACCGAAGAAAGTAAGGCAGAAACACTTTATCCGTGATTCTATTACTCAGAAGACTTACCAGTTGTCACGTTTTGCTGGTCCTCAAACTGAAACATATTTGCGTATGATTAAAGATCGTCATAACATTACTATTGTTGGTTTCTATATCTGTGCAAACCGCAGACGTGATTTGCAGTGCGCATTGAATGATAATCTTCCAGGTTACAATGGTAACTCTACTTTCCAGATTGACTCTTGGAGAAAAGAGTTCCGTGACCAAGGGTTTGCCTCAGTCAAGAACACTGGTCGTGATGACTTGTTCATTATCCCTCAAAGTTCAACAAAGATTGAAGAGGGTGAGATGGATGTAAAAGCCGATGCGAATGCAAAGGTAATTGCAAAGAATTTCAGTAAATTCCTCAACGTAAAGAAGACCAGCCGAGTCCTACTCAATAGGTTCGTGGGCTACGTTGCGTAAGTTATTGATCTAGAAGGGGAAATTTAATCCCCTCATTTTTGTAAGGTTATACAAAATATCGCTTTACTTTTATTGCGAACTGGCGTATAATAGTTGTATAAGTTGATTAATTATGATGTTTTTTGAAAGTGAGATATATGATGGCTAAGATTGATTCCGTGTTCCAGACTGAGTTTGAGACTAAACTCTTTGAGTTATTTCCTGACGTAAAAACCGAAGGTATGGTTCAAAATGCGCAGTTGTTAGAAACGATGCGTGCTCTTGGAACTACAACATCACCCAAGTGGTTGATGGAAAATAAAGTAAGTCGTGGTTTGTATGCGATCGATGGTAGTAAACCTATGATCGTTGGCAATACTGTTTTGAAACCTCAACCAAAGATTGAATCGTTTACAGTGGATTATAATAACATGGCATCGTTGATCCCTGCCAAAGATCCGAACTTTGTTCCTTTCGGTAACTACGCTGACTTGGAAAATATTATTAAGGCAAAGATTTTTTATCCTGCCTATATCAGTGGACCAACTGGGAATGGTAAGTCAACTATGATTGAGCAGATCTGTGCCAAGCATAAGCGTCCACTGATTCGTGTTAACTTGAATATGATGACCGATGAGGAACAACTCATTGGTACGAAAACTCTCGAAGATGGTAACGTACTTATCGTTGAGGGTCCAGTTCTTATTGCTATGCGAACTGGTTGTACCTTGTTGCTTGATGAGATTGACGCTGGCTCAGCCAATACGTTGCTTTGCTTGCAACCGATCCTTGAGGGTAAACCTTATTACTTCAAACTCAAGAACGAGATGATTGTTCCTGCACCTGGATTTAATATTTTCGCTACTGCGAATACCAAGGGTAAGGGTTCAGATGATGGTCGTTACATTGGTACGAACGTCTTGAACGAAGCATTCTTGGAACGATTCGCTGTGACCTTTGAACAGGATTATCCTAATGCAAAGATCGAGCAAAAGATTATTGAGAATCTGATGGAAACCTACGAATGCAAAGACGTAGAGTTCGCAGAAACATTGGTTAAATGGGCTGACGCAATCCGTCGCACGTTTGCTGATGGTGGTGTGGATGAAACTATTACGACTCGTCGTATGATTCATATTGTTCGTGCTTATGCAATCTTTAAGAAGCGTGAGAAAGCAGTGGAACTTTGCTGCAATCGTTTTGACACTTCTACAAAGACTGCGTTCATTGATCTCTATGAGAAAGTTGCTAATCCTGCACCTGAGGTTCTTGCAACACCTGAAGTTGCTGCAACACCTGTAAGTGATGAGGTACCATTTTAAATTTGCTTTGCAGGTAAATTCGTAGTATAATATTATTTGAAATTGATAAAGGAACTTGATTATGTTGAAATTCGCTGACCTGAGCATGGCTCAAAAGAAATGTGTTGTTGCTTTGATTGAAGCCCAACCATCTCTGACAAAGAACAGTAAGATATCTTTGAAAGAAGTTGTTGCTATTACCCAAGATTTGGCTAAGAAACGCACTGCTGGTGCACCAAAGATTGGCTATCCTAACTGGCTGTTCAAGACCAATAAACTTGAGCGTGGGCGGTATCAGTTGCCAGTTCCTACTGAAACTGAACTATCTACTTACGCTAAAGATCTGAACAACAAACCTTCTTCTAATAAGATTGTAAAGAACAAGAAAGTAGTTAAGGTAACTTCTAAGAAAGTTGCTTCACCTACTGATCTTTCTGAGACTACTCGTCTTGAAAAGATTATCAATGATTCTGTTGAAGTTGACACTGATACTGAAGACTTCAATCAGATCTTACGTGAGAACGGCATTACTGTCTAATCACGTGTTTGAGTCAGAGGGGTCACTGCCATCTCCCCTCTGACCTTTTTTCATTTATGATGGTCGTTAATTATGGAGTTATCTCTTATGTCTAAACAAGACTTGCTGTTGAAGCACCTCACCGCTGGTAAAGTATTTACTGCTAAGCAAATCAAAGCATCCTTTGGTATCGCTCAACCAGCGTCCACAATCCGCAACTTGCGCGAGCAAGGCTACTGCGTTTACTCTAACCCAGCAGTTGTAAATGGTACTGAAGTGGTTAAGTACCGCATCGGTAAACCAACTCGTGCTATGGTTGCTCTTGCTGCAGCTATTCGTGGTTCTTCTGTATTTACTCGTACAGTTTAATTAAGTGAGTTATAAATGGGCATTCTTCGGAGTGCTCATTTGTGCATTCATTTGGAGAAGATAATGGCAACACCAAGACAAAAAGCAATTCAAGATGCTATCAAAAAATCTCAAACTTCTACTACTGGTGGTCGTAAATTTGATGGGGGTAAACTACAATATGGTTTACTTCCACCACTCGCATTAAAAGCGACTGTAGAAATTCTAACATTTGGTGCGGAGAAATATGAGCCAAATAATTGGAAGAATGTTCCTGACTCAAAACGCAGATACTTTGACGCAATGCAAAGACATCTTTGGGCATGGAAAGAGGGAGAGCAAGACGATCCCGAAACTGGTAAGAATCATTTGGCACATGCAATGTGTTGCTTGATGTTTCTATATGAACATGATGTATACTATTCTGTCGAGAAAAATAAATGACACAAGAACAAATTATTGTAGCAACATTGAGTTGGGTAGTATTGATTGCTGTTGTATATGGTCGTACTGGATACCGAAAGGTATTTGATTGTTACAAAATGTGGACAATGAAAGAATACTGGACTAACTATAACACAGTTGAGTTTCTTTCTTGGGGTGCAAAAGCAATCATCATCATTCCAGGATTGATCTGGGGTATTCAACTATGGTGGTTGTATATTCTAACACTTGTTACAAGTCTAGCATTGATCTGGGCAAGCAATAAGAAACTTCTTCCAACTCTAGTAGGTTTCAACACCATCTGGGCTTGGATTAGTTGCATGGTTATCGCTCAACATTTAATCAAATAAATTTGATTATTTTTGATTTTGAATGTATAATTTTTATACATAGTTATTAATTGGAGAAAATATGAAATTATCTAAAGAAACCGTAGGATTGATTAAGAACTTTGCTGGAATTAATAGCAACTTGCTTTTGAAGTCTGGTAATAAACTGGCCACTATCTCGGCTCAGAAAAACGTAATGGCAGATGCAGTTGTTACTGAAACATTCCCTGATTTTGGTATCTATGATCTCAATGAGTTCCTTGGTGCAATGTCTTTATTCGAAGATCCTGAATTGACCTTCAGTGAGAAGTGGGTAACTATTGAGCAAGGTGGAAGTAGCATTAAGTATTTTGCGGCAGACGCAAGTGTACTAACTGCTCCTCAGAAAGCGATTACCTTTCCTGAGCCAGAAATTGAATTTAACATGAGCGCAACTATGCTTAGCATGATTCAACGCACTGCTTCAGTATTACGTGCTTCTGATGTTTCAATCGTTGGTGATGGTTCAACTATGAGTGTAGTTGTTGGCGACAAAAAGAATGCCACAGGTAACTCTTATAATGCCACAGTTGGCGCAAGTGATAAGAAGTTTAAAGTTAATCTAAAAGTTGAAAACCTAAAAATGATTCCAGGTGATTATGCTGTTAGTGTATCTAGCAAAAAAATCTCTCGCTTCAAAGGTGCTGGTGATTTAGTTTATTATGTAGCAGTTGAAGCAGATTCTTCATTCGAGTTTTAATATGAAGTCAATTATTGTTCTCGGTGCTGGAACAGCTGGATTAATTTCAGCATTGATGGTAAAACAATCATTCCCCCTCTATGACGTTCATGTTATAGAGTCGGGAACTATTGGTATCATTGGAGTTGGTGAAGGCTCAACTGAACACTGGCGTAGATTTGCTGACTATTGTAAAATTGATTTACATCGTTTGGTTAAGGAAACTGATGGTGCTTTGAAGAAAGGTATCAAGTTTGAAAACTGGAATGGTGATGGAAAAAGTTATTTCCATGGATTAGGTGAACCATTCTATTATGAATATGTAACTGATTTTGCGCATAGAATGTTAATGATGAAATCATTAATTGCGTATAATATTCCAACGTATGATGTTCTTCTTGATACTAATTTAATTCCACTACAAGATGGTATTCATTCTGTAAATCAATATCACTTTAACACAGTTAAATTAAATTCTTTCTTACACACATTATGTAAAGAAAGAAATATTAAAATTAGTGATATAACTATATCAGATGTAGTATTAAAAGATAATGGTGATGTTGATCATATTATTGGAGAAGATAATGTAAAACATCAAGC